AGTTCTAGTATCACCCGTTGTCAGGGTTGTACCAACGATTCTGTACTGACCTGCTGTAGGGGCTATTGATACCTCCTCCATGTAACTTCCATTCACAAGACATGTCATGGCATATTTGCCATTCTTTAATATCTTGGGGGATTCGGAGAGTGTGAACGAGGTAGTACCAGTTGTGAATTTGTCAACCACTATATCATTCTTAAACCATCGCTTCGATGAACCAATGGCAGTGTACTCTTCTGTAGAGTCACCATCAACTGAGTAGTTATATGTAAAGCTTTGAACTGTGCATCTTCGTAGATGTGCCGCCTTGACATACTGAACAAGGTTCTCGTCTCTGACACGAATAATCGCATCAATGGCCTTACCAATACCAGATACTCCGGTAAGATCAAGACCAAATTGAGGGAACCCAGACGAGGAAGCACCAGCAAGCGTAGCTATTAGCTTATGGCTAACATCCATAGACTGGAATGTTAATGTAACATTTGCCAAGTCTTTAGACGAGCCTGCGTGCTGGCTATTTCCTAACTCATCAATAGTCGTGGTAGCTTGGTCCGCTGTAGCACTCACACGCTGAATTCTAGCGGCCTTATAAACGTCTCTGGGGCCGATGATTTCTAGTGCGACATACTTATGCGGAATTGCTAATCGTTTCGCCATTTAGAAAATCCTCCTAACTTGTAATTGGGTGATAAATCGTAGTAAATGATACAGAGACTCTCCAGTACATTTTCTCCTGCAATTCAGGAAACACTCTTATTGGTGATACTCTTAAATCATTTACTTCTAGCGCCCCTATTTTACTAGGACTTACTCCTGGAGGAAAACCTTGATCGTAATTATATACTGGTATACCATATTCTATAGCATCTACTATTAGACCAGCAATCTCATCTCGTTGAGCTTTGTTCTGGGCGAAGGCATCGATTATCCAGAAACGCTGCTTCAAACTTATTCTGTTGCCGAGTTCAAAAGGCAGTCCGATTATAGGTTGTGCTTCTACAGATACGGTAGGCAAGGTCATATTAGCATCGGGGAACCCATCTACTATCTGTATAGTGGGGAGTGTGCTAAATATTCCCTTTAACCAGTAAGTTATACTTAAATCTTGTTTTCTTAATATATTCATTATCCACCAAAGAATTCTCCAGGACCTGGGTATCTACCGTGCGATGTTGCTGCGAATCCCTTTTGTCGAGTACGCCTACGGAATACTCTCCTATTCTTGTCCCTTCCCTTACTGATAGCGGCTCCTGAAGGCATTGTTGGGTCTTGCGAGAATGCCACAACAGTTTGTTCTATAGAATCTGTCACAGCATTTGTCATTTCAAAAATTGTTTGTTTTAATAATAATGTAATTCTATTCTCGGCTCTTTCAACGAATCTTGTTGGACCGGCCATTGGATAGGGAACTCCTCCCCCACCACCATGATTTCCTTCGTTTAAAAATATCCAATATGGAGCCATACCTCCCCACTCTGCCATTCTTGCGGTTAGAGTGTTGAAGTAACCAACCGTTCCATAGTTAGTAGTCATTTCCATGCTTTTTTTGGCGTAGGTTGCTCCTCCACCAGTGCCCTCTCTAGCTGGCCTATATATTCTATCTCTCCAGAAATCAGACGCTTGTTGAGGAGTAAGTTTATTTCCAATTCCTAGATCAGCTTTGGCTAGAAGTATTCCTCTCCATAAGTCATCCCTACTTCCCGCCACAGTGTCTATGGCAGGTCTTAGAGATACTTGTTCTAGAGTTGGATTCACAAGTCCAATTATTTCTGGATTACTAAATACTGATAACAACTGTTCTGCATATTCTGGAATACCATACTCTGACGATCTACTAATAGCCCCTGCCAGTTCTTCAAGAAGAATTTGTTGGGCTGCTGGCTTTATTGCCTCCCATGCCTGTAGATAAATAAAATCAATCTCTACAGCACTCTGTTGCAGAACTGCTACAAGTTGAGCAGCATTATCAGCGGCCCGTTGTAATTCTAGATAAAGGTCATTTGCCAAAAGTAGTCTCCCCGAATATGCCCTCAATATTACCAAATAATGATACTAAAATTGATCTTGTGTAATCATTAAAAGCATCTAGGAATATCTTTCTTGCATGAATAAATGCTTCCGTATCCTTGCCTAAAACCATTTCTAAATCGTCCATAGTATTCGCTATATATCGTCTACTTTTCTTGTCAATGATGCTGATAACATCAAACATATTTAAACCATCAATGACTACCTGCCCACCTTTAGTTTGTGACATGATTATCTCTCCTGTTCAACCAATGCAACTAAGATTCTGTTCGGATTAGGAACTCCTCTCAGCTCCGCCGTTTTCTTAATAAGTTTACGGCTATCCACTATAAAGTATTCTGAATTATCAACATGATCCATATTAACTACGGTGTATTTAATCTGTACTAAGCAGTCTCCATTTACAATCCTGCCTCCGGGTACCCATATAGGCTGGTCCGCTCCTGCCCAAGTTACATGGGCTGTTATAGTGATACCTGAAACTGTATTTAACCAGTAATTGCCGCTACAGACTGGACAGAATTGGTTTGTTGAAAGATTGGTTATAGGGTCTAAAGAGTCTCCTGAGTATGGGCATGGAATACCTGACACTGACCTGTAAAGAAATATATCCCTTCCTATGGCTCCTCTTATATCATCTATAACCGTGACTGTGTTAGTAGGCCATGTTATACTCATTCGTTTAAGACCTCAGTAAAAACCTTATCGAATTCGTTAGCAACTGAATCCCAACTAAATTCTGGTCTTTGAGTTACTTGATAAGACTTCTCGGACATTTCTGCTAAATAAAGAGGATCATCGTAGAGTTTCTGTAAAGAATTCGCTACTTGATCTGGAGTTAGCACCGCACCCTCTGTTAGAACCTTTTCCGTTGTCTGAAAAAACTCTGGCTTCATGAGAACAGCACCGTCTCCAAAAACTTCTGCCCCACCTGCGTAGCCTGTTATAACCTGAGCGGCTCCAGTAGCAGCGTGTTCGAAGTTAGTAAGTCCCCAACCCTCTCCAAATGACGTATTAAGCCCAACATCACATGCATTATATATTAAGTTTAGTCTATCATCTGGAACGCTAGGAAGAAAGTTCTCTTTATTCGATATAATCAATCTATCATCTATGTGGTATCTATCCGCTAGGCTGACTATGTTCCATCCCATATCTTCAATTCCCATATGAAGATATAATTTGACATTCGGGGGCTTATCCTTACAAAACAAGGAGAAACCTTTCATGGTAACATCAATTCTTTTTCTAGGCTGATTTCTATTAGCGTTCAAAACTACAAACGAATCTAAGAAATCATTCTTATTAGGATAAACCTGTCTCTTAGCGTTTACCCTACCAGATAGGATTGCATTACCATGCCTATCATTCAAGTCCTCGAGTTTATAGAAAAGTTTAGTGTCAATTCCATGAGGTATTACATTAATCTTTGGAAACTTTACTGGTTCCGAAGAATGTAATCTCCACTGTTCTACACTATCTTCAAGAACTTTCTTAGCAAACTCTGTGTATACAATGTATCTATCAACGTCTCTAAGAGAGTGCGTCCATCGCCAGTCGATTGGTCCGGCATCAATAGGAGAATAACAGACTATCTTATATCTGTCATGCCATTCTTGTATTCTCTCCATATACATTGGTAACACCCAAACATCATTAAGCATAAATACAAGTTTGGGCTGAATAAAGTCCAACAGGTCCATAATCCTGTTGATACCATAAATATCCCCCATCATACCACCGGCCAATGCTGCGGGATAAATTCTCCAACTATAGGGATGTGGGTCACCCCGGTAGTTTATGGCTAAATGGTGAATTTCCCATTTTTCATTTTGGTCTAATCTAGATAAGATGCTATTAAGAACTCTAGCAAATCCAGTTGGTGCTACCCCATCCCCTACCACGAATATTTTTATCTTTTCTTTTCCCATTTTATCCTCTCCCTAAATTTTTAGCCTCCCCACTAATAAAATAAGTTTGGATAATATTTACAGTGGGGAGGCTTCCCCGGATGCGGGTACGAGAGTATCCATCCGCTTATGCCAGACGAGCCTTTTACGGAATACTCTCGCATCTATTAGTCATGCTCATAGAGATTATCAACATACCCAGGCAAATGACCCTTTGTAGGTTGTGCTAATCTTTTCGCTCTCCAAGGAAGCATCGTGTCTAGCATCTTAATGTCTCTTTCGATTGATGCATCCTTCGCTCTACTTGTTTCCAAGTTAGAATAAGAAATTTCTGCGTCCCTCCATGCAACAAAACTCCAAGACATGTTTTCCAATGAACCTTCCTTTATGATGATAGATGCCTGTAAAATTATAGGCCAAACATCCCCTCTTTCAATAACAGGTGGTTCTGGAAGTATAAAATGTATATTAGGATTACGATATACGTCATCGTTATCACTTAGGAGATACTTAAAATTCCATCTCGGCATGAGTAATTCCACACCAGCGACAAGGGCTACTCTGAGCCATTCATCTAGGTATCGTTTGGTGCTCTCTGTAGTATCTCCAAGATGAAGCCTTAGTCTCTCAATATATTGAGAAAGATTTGTAGTCAGCATCTACTACTCCTGAGGCTTCGGGACTGTGCTTAGTTCTAACTCGGCTAATCTAGCCTTTATAGCAGCGGCGATCTTTTCAGATTTCTCTAGTTCCTCTGCTCTACGGAGTAATCTATAAACAGGTCCCGGTGCAGTAAACTGATTTAGTTTGTTCTTTAGGGCCAGAAACTTCTTTCCAAGTAATTCATCAATCTCATCATTGGTAATATCATTAGGACTTCTAGGAACTTCTGGCAAAGTTTCTGATAAAAGTCTTAAATTACCCGCAGTAAAGTGTTCTGCGTTCATTCTCTGGAAAAAGATATCTTCTTTAGGACTCCAGATTTCAACGTATGTTCTAGTATTTCCGCCATCTGGTTCTCCAAAAAGATTGACCCCTTCTGGCTTGCCGGAGAAGGGATTCAGTACAGTAACAAATACCATGCCCAAGATTGTCTTGATGTATCTCTTGTAAGGTTCCCCACCCTTCATTGCTGAATAAATAGCACGATCCATTGTATCATCATCACCAGCCATTTTAATCTCCTTTTGGTAGTGGGAGGAGGGGTCGCTTGGCGTCCACCTCCTCCCATCCCATTTTAGTTATTAGGTAATCTTAAGAACATAGATACCCATAGCGTTGTCGATAATCAATCCAAACTGTTGGTAAAGTTCAAGGTACCACTGAGGCGGCGTGGGAGCCATATCGGTCCACTGCTTGGTCTTGACATCACCATAAGTGATGAAGTCACCGACCTTATTGCCTATGACCAGAACCTTGTCAGACGGGATTAACTTTCTAAAATCTTCTGGGTTATCCCAAACTTGGTCGATAGCTACAAACGGAACACCGTACCATCTACCGACTCTACCACTATCAAAGACCTGCTGTAACTGCGAGTCTGTGGTCTCGTACTGAGTTGTAGATGCAGGATCACCCCAGAACGCAGTAAACTGAGTTGTAGGGGCAATAACTTCTCTAGCTCCAATAACAACCTTGGCACCAAGGCCTAAGTTATTGACGGTATCAATGGCAGTTTTCATCGCGGCCATGGCTGTAGAGTTACCTGCGGCCCAGTTCGCGGCTGTGACTGTACCATAGTTAGTAGGTGTATTTGAGGGGGACCAAACTGTTGAAAGCAGCGTGAAAACTCTGTTAATGAAGTAATCCTGCAAAACCGCTCGCATTTCGCTGGAGATACTATCAACTGTACCAATCTCGCCTCTCTCAAGTTCCCACGCATTGTAGGTAACTTTCGTATCAGCGCCTTCCAAAACAAAGTTGATTCTATCGTTAATTGTGATTTCACTAGCAAGATGAACTGCACCGGGAACTAAAGTTCTAACTTCAATACCCTTGCGGATTTTCTTGACAAGCACATCACCAGCGGTCAGTGACCGAGTATTAAGCAACAGGCTCATGACGTCGTTTGTAAGATGGTTAGGCTGAATAAACTCCACCAAAATCGCTGCGAGCGCCTCCCGCTGTGCGGGACTGGGGTCCCGCATAATCTGGGCTAATGTTTCCTTATAATTCTTTTCGCTCATGATTTTATATATCCTCCATTATAACCCTAGATTACGGGTTTAAAGTTCTAACTTCAAGCGAGTATGCGGTAGCGTCGTAACGCTCAACATAACCAACAACATTGGATGCCGAGAACTTCACCTTACCAGAAGCGGCGATAGTGCTATCTGTAGTCTTGTCAGACACAGTGAACGAAGCACCAGCTTGAATAAGGGATGCGTTATAGACCCACATACCAGACGGAATTGTGAATACGCCCTGACCAAAAGCTAAAGCAAGGAAGCCAGACGGAATTGTGACCCCGTCCTTCGTTCCAGGCCAAGTCAGGTGTACTGTCGTAGAGGTCAGAGGCAGGTTAGTGGCCTTATCGAAACCCCATCTTAGAGCAAACCCACCAGCAAGTGCCGGGGAAGGAATATACATAGGCATTTCCTGATAGGGAACGGGCCAAGTGACCACATATCTAGCAAGAGCAGCTTCCGCAGTATTCCAGGGGACTCTAACAGCAGGTAAGTCTGTGTAGGAACCTGTCACATTAGGCAGGATGAAACAAAAACTACCTTCTGGGATATCCGAGGAGGCAACAACACCTCTAACATCACTCATTTTATTGATTTCCATTGAAAATTCCTCCTATCAAAGTTACTTCTTTGATTTTTCCCTTTCTTCTCGCATCTTCTGAGCAATTTCCTTAGGTGTAAGTTCATCGCTCTTGTCAGAGATGTTGGGGATAGTTTTCTTCGTTGTAATACTATGCTTCTCTGAGGCTATTTCGTCAGCAGGTTTCTTAACAGAAAAGACAGCTAATTCTTGGATCATAAACTCTAACTGAGATAAATCCATTCCAAGCAGCTTTTCTGCCTTAGTTTCGTCTGACAGATAATCCTCAGGAAGGGTGACTCCTGACTTGGTGAACAGTTCAGTAATCGAGGCTAGCTTTTGGGTTTTCTCATTAGAGGCATCGATTTCATGCTTGAATGCGGCTAACGTATCTCTTTCTTGTGTGAGAGCTTCCATTGCTGTCTGCATTTCCTTAAGCCGTGTCGCCAAAGTCTCCTTCTCGCCCGTTAACGCGACGATCTTTTCTTCCAAATCTTTGATTTCCATTGTATCTACTTCCTCCGTTACAATTTTGTAATCGGCGTCGCCTTCTTTCTTGTCTTTGGAAGCCATAGTAAGAATTGGCGTTCGGCCTTCGTAAGCAGGCATACCAACAATGGTAGCTGCCCGTAACGCCACGTCCTTTAGTGCTTCCCCTGTTTCCTCGGCAACAGAATCTTGGTACATTATTTCCCAAGATAATTGTGGTTTCTTATCTGATTTTGACATTTCCTCGAGGATTTTTATTTCCTCAGGGAATTCTCTAGACCATAGGGCTGCAATGCCTTCTACATAACTATCTCTTTCAGCCAATGCTGTAATAGTTCCAATAGGAACTGAATACTCATGGCCTTCTAGGATAGCCCCCTCTGCCATTTTAATTGGCATGTGAACCCCTGTATTTACAAGATTGGCAAATTCGTTCTTAGGAATTCTTTGCTTATTAACATTTAAAGCATCATCTGTAAGAACAAATTTAATCCACTTTAGAGTTGGGTTCCTAGACATAGCTGCCATAACTTCTTTAGTGTTATCTTCTAAACTTAATTCTACCATATTTGACACGATATTGTGTGTTTTCATTATAACTTTCCCTTTTCGTCTAATAACCTTTGAACAAAAATAGGTCCAATGGCATCAATAAGATCGAAAATTTGTTCCTCTTCTGGACTAAATTCCACAGAAGCCTTGTTCTCGTGAGCGGCCTCTCTAGGAGTTTTTCCATGTTTTCTATAGAACTGGGCGGCACAAATCGCATGGGCAGAAGTAGAAGATTTGCCACTTTTTATTACAGATTCAACACAATCTTTGTATTCCTTTGGCATATTTATTCTCCTAACTAAGCCTTAGCGGGCTTCTTAGCAGTAACTGACGGTTTGGTGGTGGGTTTTTCTGGCTTTGTCTGGATTATAAATTTAGGACCACCACTGTTTGGTTTAGGAGATTCCTTAGATTGAGGGGGTTTTAATCCCGACTCCTTAAGTATCTCCTGCTCATCCTGCATTTTATCTATTTGTCCAAACCAATCAAAACCAAACACTGCTGCAAAGTCTTGCTTTGATAGATTTCCTGAGTCAAATAAAGCTGTGATGCCATCGACAAACTGAGAGGATGCCATCATATTAATAGGCTTAAACTGCACATTTGCAGTACCACCTAAGTTATTATCTAATACTATTGTATCAATAATCCTCTTAATTATGGGGAATATTGATTCTCTAATACGGTACATCGTTTGGAGGGGGGAAATGGTAGCAATTTGGGGGTCTGAGACAAAAGATCGCTCAGTTTCGCCAGTAACCAGGATATTTGGAAACCCCAAGGCTATAGCAATGTCGTGGTTTACGCTCTTATATTTAGTATCTTCGAGTATAATTCTAACATCTGGCATAATCCACTCTATACTTACTGTGTGATTAGAGAATAGTTGGAAAATTCTTTCCACGTTTTCATTATAAAGATCATTTCTCCATCGCATTTGCTTCTTTAGTTCTTCTAGCTGATCTTGATTATCCTCTGTTAGTGGATACTCGTCATTACCCATCTTGATTAATTGAATAGCTGTGATAACTCTAGATGCTAATGAATAATCCATTCTTCTAAGATTTCTCTTATGTCGAAGTGATTCTAGTGCCGGCATAAGATACGGTGTCGGATAGGTTTCTCCAGCAAGAGTTCTATATTGAATAACTAAAGGATTATCTAAAAGAATTTCTGTCTTTCCAGCTTTTATTGAGGCTACAAATTCTGGCATTTCCTTTACTAAGGTTTCATATAAGTCTTTGTCTACATTTCCATCAGAATATCTACCTTCATTTGTGATAAAAACTTTCATTTCTTCTGGAATTTTTACAAAGTAAGATTTTCTACCACCAATTAGAGGACTTTTAATAACAACTGCTGAGGGGTCTCTTAACCACATATCTGTGGGTAGAGATAACTTGCTAAATCTTTTAATCCCTAAATTCTGTAGATCATCTTTTTCTACATTCTCAAATGTAACTTCTGGAATAACAAGTCCACTTAATAAATACTCTAATGCGGCACTTCTCATGAACATAAGAAGATTTGGTTTAATAGCCTCTACTATATCTTTTATAGACTTTCTAGCGTCTCCCTCATGAATAATTAAGTCATTGATAGATAAATCAACGATTTTATTAATAACTGTAGAGACGAATGGATCACGTTTGTAGAAGTATCTACAGTCATCAACTACATTCTTCCATGTATTATAAGTTAACTCTAACTTATCTATCTTTTCTATTCCCCAAGGAGACGCGTCCCGAGCTAATGGATATAAAATTGTGTATTGCTCTAAACTTGACTTAGCTAATTTTTCGGTCATGGTAACATCCTATCTGCAAACCACGTTGGAGTATAAAGTCTCTTACTTTTATGTCTATTCTGACTTGCATCTTTTACGAGATAGTGGGCCACTGATGCACATAGCAATGCTGATGTGTGGTGGTCCTCACCCTTTTCTCCTCCTCGTAAAGTTAGAGTTCTATAAACTACTTCTCCTGACGGGGTTTTAGTATATGTGGTCCTTTCTAATTCTGATATAAATTCCATATCAGTAGATGAATAAATTATCTTATGAGAGTTAGAATATTCTTGTGCCAAAGATACGGCAAATGGTTTTAGTTTAGTCTTAATTTCATTACCATCCGCATCTATACCCAGAACAATCTGGGAGGCAAATTCAATGGGGAACATTCTTTTCTTGTAGTCTTTGTGGATAAAATCATCGGCTTCCAGTAAGTCTTGAACGAATGGCTTACCGGGTCCGCCTGCATCAATACCGATTATATCAAATCTTCCAAACTTATCGTCCAGAAAATCTATTAGTCTTTTCTGTAGGGGATAAGAAACTTTAGTTAATTGAATTCTAGCATGATAAAATAGTTGACCATCTTTTGCATACAAGATATGTATAGCCGTTGGCTCTGTGTACCCCAAGTCAATTCCAACTAGTGTATAGTCTACCTTAGTTTCAATCTTAGGAAGAACAGACAGCTTATTATAAATTTCAGATGTATCCACAACAACTGTTCCGTCCACCTTAATTTTATATACAGGATATTGCTTTATGAGCATTAAGTTTCTGTCAAATACAGCGAATGTTGGAGAACCGTGCCTCCCCATAACATGGTGAATGTAATCTTCACTATCAACTCCTCCATACTGTTCAATATTTTCTTGTTCTTTCTCTGGTGTATATCTAGGATTTTGATGGGCAGTTACTCTATGAATAGAGAACTTACTGTCTATCTCGTCTGCATAATAACAGACATTATTTTCTCTTAACCCAATTGGAACACCGGATACGATTAGTCTAAAACCCTTTTGCCATTGATTTAGAGTCGGCTGGAGTTCAATCCATGTGCCCCAAGGAAAGAAACCAGACTCATCTAGAATTTCAAACGGACTGTGCATACCAACTACGTTAGTACCTGTTCCAGTCGTTCCGGCTATTCTGCAATCTAACATGGTAAAGTTTAGTAATTTTATAGTATGAGTAGATGAGTTGATACCCTTCTTAGGATCGATGAATTGCTTTAGGAGAGAGTTAACTCTAAATAATCTAGATAGGTGATTAAACACAGGATCAAGATGCACCTTATTAGGAACTACATATACTATGTAGTCTCCCCTGAATACCTGATTTATCATTAGCCAACAGATAATAACGCCTAGGGATATGGTTTTTCCAACAGACCTACCACAACAGAGACTTACAAAGTTACCAAAATCACAGATGAACTCTTTCTGATATACAGTTAACTCAAACGACTCATCCTCAGGCTCTAGGTCAACGTTATAGAAAAACTCTCCCATTAGAACCGGATGTCTCATAATTTCATAGAGGATCATATCCTCATGACTAGGCTTCTCAACAATAGGCATTATCCTTGGGGTCTCCAATAATCTGCAATAGCTCTCTCATTATCTCGTCTAGAAATCTTTATGCTAGGCTCTAAAGGAATATTTCCTCCTAATGAATAGGGTTCTCCGTTGAAAGGAATATCATACATTTCCTGTCCAAAATCTCCTCCCCACTTAGTCATATAGAACTTACGATTATTATTAAAATATTGATGATTAGATGTTTTTTCTACTGAGTTTTTTATTTCGAACTGCTTTATAGTTCTACTCCAAAAGTGGAAATAGACAGAGTTAGTTAAGTTACAAGTCTTAAGTTTAGCGTTGACGCCTCTTCTTGCGTAATCATTATCTTCATAATATGCAGGATAAAAATTAGGGTCTACATAACCAATAGCGTCAAATACAGATTTCTTATAAAGACAGAGATTATGAACGTCTTTAATAACATTAGGTTCTATAACTCTCTCATCACAATACCCAGTAAAACTCTCCCACGGTTTAGTTTTAAAATCTTCAAAAAGAAGTTTATCGGGTCCACCATGAAAATATTTTTCAGTTTCTGGGAACTGATTTATTAATGTTTTAACATCATACTGAGAAGCACTGATCCATTCCCAGTCTGTTTCCTTTGCCAGTTTAATCATATTATCTATGGCATACGGATAGCAAATAATATCGTTACCTGCTGTAATCACATAATCATAATCATTATGAACAAATCCATAGTCATAAATATCATTTAATCCAGCAGGAAAACCCATATTGACTTCGTGGACTACACTAGGAACTGCTGATGCGTCTAGCCACTGTTTTGTTATAGTGTCACTAGGTCTACCCACTACCACAAACAAGTCAAAAGGAGACTTCACTGTTCTATCAAAGGATTCTATCGTTAATCTAGTGAAGTCAAATGCTCCGTATGTCACAATCCCCACTAAAGTTTTCATTACGCCTCTCCCTTTTTTCTAAAGTACTGTTTTGTATATTCATGGACATTCTCTGATTTAAGTATATCTTCTTCTGAAAACCATTGAAAACGTCTATGTTGACCCTCTGGCAAATGGTCGCTATCGGTTCCTACATGCGCGTGGAGCCCTATAACAATATAGTGTGTCCCAGAAGAACTCCCATAAATATTTTCTTTATATATATGCTCAAAGATACCAGCAAAACCACAGGATTTTATGCCGATTCTAACTCCCAGTTCCTCTTCGCTAACTCTTTCTACGGCCTCGTCTATGTGCTCTCCCCTTAGTATCCTTCCGCCCGGAACAAACCAGTAGTCTTTTGCTGGAGGATTATTCCTAAGTCCTAGCAGGACCTTGCCGCTTTGGTTTCTGACGATAAGATCAATAGAAATTAAAGGAGTATTTTCAACAACAGTTCTAAATGTTTCTCCATCTAATCTTTCTATAAGCATAGTTTCACCGCCGATTCCATAACGGTAAAGAAACCAATTGGGTTATTAGTTTCAAGCCAGAATTTTCTCATAGGTAAATCATTTGATAGCACGAAATGGGATGCTTCTTTCTTTCTAGTAAGAGATACATTTATCTTAGTTGGGTCTTGCCAGTTATCCATGACCTGTGAAAAGACATGGGGGCCAGAATTTCTCCCTACCGATATTCTACAAAACTTGCTAAGGTATGAAATTTCGTTGAGATCGAACCCGTCTACTTGAGGAATTATATCGCTAGTAAAATATATATTATTTTCTTTTATATTAGCTGGTGATGTTAAGATTATATTTATATCGGGAAACATCCTAGAAAGCATATATATGCCCTCTGTAAAATCAAAGTTTTCTGCCTGTCCCGACTGAGCCGGTCCATTACAAACCAAAACATTCATTCGATTAGAATGCCTATCAACCCACTCTCTTACAGGACCTATATTATAGTATTTATAGTCTATTGTAGGTATATATGTTAGAGAATCTTTTCTAGAAAGTCCTGAATCTATCTGTAACATCAAGAGCATGTGAACGTACATGAGATGCAACATCTCCACTACACACCCTATTCCACTTAGGACATATTGACCGTCTCTACCTATCCAAGTATTTATATATAAATCATCGTTATCTCTAATGAATGCTTTCGGTGGCTCCATAATCTCTGTAACTTCTGTATATTTTAGTTCTGGGATATCTAAGAGAATTTTTGGATTTTTACCGTGTGCATAACGATATTCGTCTGCCGGAAGAATCTTCATTAAATCTTTAACAAACTCTCTTGATTCAAATATATCTCCTGCACCAAAATGATTATAAAAGGTGACTCTCATAAACCCTCTCCTCTATCCACTTATATAAGGGTATCAAACCATCATAAAGTTTAGTCGT